TCGACGGCCAGGAGGTGCTGCTGTCGACCATCGGGCCCGATGGCGAGCAGCTCACCGCCGAGCGGGCGATCGAGTCCTACAAGACGACCGGGCAGCACCTGGGCAAGTTCAAGAGCCAGGTCGCCGCTAATGCCTATGGCAAGCAGCTCGCCGCCTATGCCGCCGCGCTCAATCCGCGGACCCGGCTCGAGCCGCTCGGCTTCAAGGGCGCCGACGCCAAGAACATGCCGTTGACCGCCGGCCCCGACGAGACGCAGCGCGCCATGTTCGGCGACACGCCGGCGCCGCCGCTCGAGGCCGTGCTGCGCCAGGGCGGCGCCGGCTCGCGCCAGGTGATCCCGCGCACCCTGCCCGAGGCCCGCCCGTGGTACGCGCCGCCGGCCGAGCCGGCGCCCGCGGCGCCCGCGCCAAAAGCCGCCGCCGGCGCCCGGGCAGAATTGCCGGCCGGTTTGCTCGAGCACGTCATGCAATGGGAGAAGTTCCAGCCCAACAAATTCTTCGATGTGGTCGGCGACAATATCGGCTACGGCACGCCGGCCCGTGGCCGCGCCACCATCACCGAGCCCGAGGCGCGCCGCGAGCTGGTGCAGTCGCTCGACGGCTATCTCGCCGAAATCGACCGCATCAATCCCAATCTGCCGGCCGGCATCCGCAACGCGCTGGCGTCGCTCGCCTTCAACACCGGCGGTTCCTGGCTGCATATGGATTTGTCGCCCGGCGACCGCCGGCGCAATTACAACGAAGACGGCTCGCTCAATCTCCGCGGCCTGATTGCCGCCGGCGAGCTCGGCAAGGCGCGCGAGCGGTTCATGGCTTACGTCAACACGCGCAAGGGCGAGCGGCTCGAGGGCCTGGCCAACCGCCGGCGCGACGAGCTGGCGAAATTCTGGCCGAAGGGCACCGGCTGACATGGCGAACATCTGGTCGGCCCCGCTCGAGCGCAATGAGGAAGTCTGGGCCCGTGGGCTCGCCGGCATGCCGACCTCGTACAGCGACCTGTTCAAGGCCAGCGGCGAGGAAGGGCTGGTCCGCAACCCGGTGCCGTCGCTCTATCGCGTGGTGCAGCGCGACAGCTATTTCCCGCATCTGGTGGTCGACCCCATGACCGGGCAGGAGGCGTTTTCCGGCGAGGTGTGGGAGCCGGCCAAGCGGCCGAGCCGGATTCTGTCGAGCGAGGAAGCGGAGAACCGCTACGGCATCCCGGGCGAGCTGAGCTTCATCGGCATGGGCCAGGTGCCCGAGCTCATGGCGCAGGAGCTGGTCGAGCTCAAACGCGACGAGATTGCCCGGCGCGATATCATGCGGCGCGGCCCGGGCGGCATCGGTGGCTTTGCCACCCAGGCCGCGGCCGGGCTGCTGGCCAGCCTGGCGGATCCCGCCAACATCGCCTCGTCGTTCATTCCGATCGTATCGCAGGCGCGCTACCTGCAGGCCCTGCGCGGCGCCGCCGGCGCCGGCGGGCGCTTTCTCACCCGGGCCGGCCTGGGCGCGGCCGAGGGCGTCGCCGGCGCCGCCGTGGTCGAGCCGCTGATCTATGGCGCGGCGCGCCAGGAACGGGCCGATTACGGCGCCGTCGACAGCATGATGAATCTCGCCTTTGGCGGCTTTCTCGGCGGCGGGCTGCATTCCGTCGGCGGCGCCGTCGGCGACCGGCTCGGCATCAGCGCCTGGGCCCGCGATACGGCGAGCGAGGACCGGGCCCGCACGCCGGTGCAGCTCAACCGCATCGAGCAGGACGGCAAAGAGCGCGCCATGCGCGCGGGCGTCGCCGATATGGCGACCGGGCGGCGCGTCAATGTCGAGGGCACGCTCGACACCGAGCCGACCTGGCGCATGGGCGAGGCGCTGCCGGCCGAGATCCTCGAGGCCCGCCGCCAGGCGCAGGCCCTGCCGTCGACCATGGTCGACACGCCTTCGCGCCAGCGCGACCGCGATTTGTGGGAAGGCGAAGCCTATGGCAAGGGCGCGGCGTTCAAGCAGATGCGCGGCGACATTGTGATCGGCCTGCCCGGCTCGGGCAAATCGTCGGCCATCACCGGCAACCTCAAAACCGCGCATGGCGCGCTCGAGATTGACGCCGAGCGGATCAAGGAGCTGATCCCGGAATATCGCGCCGGCCTCGGCAGCCTGGCGACGCAGCAGGAGGCCGACGAGGTGGCGCGGCGCGTGCTGGCGCGGGCGCTGATCAACGGCGACAACGTGGTGCTGCCGATCACCGGCAATGCGCGCGAGAGCATCGAGAAGCGGATCAACGCGCTGGTGCAGGCGGGCTACGACGTGCATCTGCATTTCGTCGACCTGCCGCTCGAGAAGGCGGTGCAACGCGTCATTACCCGCTTCAACCGGATCCGGCGCTTCACCGATCCCGACGCCGTGCTGGCCATGGGCGACAATCCCCGCAACAATTTCGAGGCGTTCAAGAATGACCCGCGCATATCGAGCTGGTCCGAGTTCAGCAACAACGTCCCTGAACACACCGCCGCCAAGCGCGTCGGCGGGCAGCGCCGCCGCGATCGACGTGGCGCTGATCGACCAGAGCGACCTCAGACAATTGGAGCTGCTGGAGAAGCAATTGGCGGCGGCTATGAAGGATTCCCGGCTGCCGCACAAACGGCCCGCGCGCACACTGTTACCGGAACCGCGATCGACGTCCGACTGAAGGTGATCGACCTCGACCGGCTCGTGACCAGCCACACGATCGAGCTCGCCGAGAACCCGCTCTATCCGCAGGCGCTGCAGCCGCGCGAGCGGACCCGCGCCGCCAGCGGCGAGCAGATTCAGAAAATGGCCGCCGAGCTCAATCCCGAATTGCTCGGGCCCAACCCGTCGGCGGCGGAGGGCGCGCCGATCGTCGGCCCCGACAACGTGGTCGAGAGCGGCAACGCACGGGTGCTCGCCATCGCCCGGGCCTATGCGCAGGGACTGGTCGGCGGCGACCAGTACCGCAGCTTCCTGCGCGGGCTCGGCTTCAATCTTACCGGCCTGGTCAATCCGGTTCTGGTGCGCGAGCGGCTGACGCCGCTCAATCCGACCGAGCGCCAGCGCTTTGCGCTCGACGCCAACACGCCGGGCGTCGCCCGGTTTTCCGCCGCCGAGCAGGCCAGGAGCGATGCGCAGCGCATGCGGCAGACTGCGCTCGAGCTGCTGCGCCCGGGCGATATCGAGAACGAAGCCAACGCGCCGTTCCGCCGGGCGTTCGCCGACAGCCTGCCGGTGGCCGAGCGGGCGACCCTGTTCGACGCCAGCGGCGCGCTGTCGCCGGAAGGCCGCCGACGCCTCGAGGCCGCCATGCTGGCGATCGCCTATGACGACGCGCAGCTTCTGACCCGGCTGGTGGAAACCCGGGCCGAGGCGCTCGGGCCGATCGCCGGCGCGCTCAACGACGTCGCCGGCGATTGGGTGCGCATGCGCGGCGAGGCGCGGGCCGGGCGTATCATCGCCGAAACCGACACCACCCAGGATTTGCTCGCGGCCGTGAACGCCGTCGACCGGGCGCGCCGGGAAAACATCGCGGTCAAATCCATCGCCGACCAGCGCGGCCTGTTCGGCGACGAACTCACGCCGCAGGCCCGCGGCTTTCTCGAACTGTTCTATGAACCGCCGCGGCCGGCCAGCCCGGGCCGGCCGGCGGTCGAGCCGTTGACCCGGCTGCGCTCGCGCAGCGCCATCGCCGGCGGGCTGTCGCGCTACATCGACCAGGCGATGCAGACCCGGCCGGGCCCGACCCTGTTCGGCGACGCCATGCCGCCGGTGAGCGCCGCCGATATCCTCGCCGCCAAACGTCCTGACCTGGCGCCGATGAGCGAGCAGCCGACGGCGCAGGCGATCGAGCTCGAGCCCGGCCGCACGCTCGATCGGCCACTCGACGCCGAGCCGCTCGCCGCGCCGAAGACACCGGCCGAGGCCGCCGAGCGTTTGGCTGCGGCCGGAACAGCCATTCGCCAGGCGGTCGAGACGGTGACGACCGCCGCGGCCGAGCCGCGGCCGGCCTGGATCACGCGCATGATGGAGCGCCGCCAGCAGGCCGGCGCGCCGGCGGCAGCCGACGTCAAGGCGCAGATTGCCGGCGAGACGCCGGTCAAGCTGCCGCCCGAAGTGCCCGAGATTGTGTTCAGCGGCTATGGCCGTCCCGAGAAGGGCTCGATTTACGGCACGATATCCGAGCCGGTTCTCGGCGGCGGCAAGTATTACGCTTTCAGCCGCGCCGCCGCCGAGTATTTCGGACCGCAGATCGAGCAGCTTGCCACCACCGGATTCCGCAACCCGCTGGTGATCCGCAGCGACGATGCGTTCAAGGCGCTGGCGCGCGAGGCCGGCTGGCAATATCCGATCCAGGCCGGGCTGTCGCCCGAGCAGATCGCCCGCGAGCAGCGCGCCATGAACGCGCTGATCAAGCGCCGCGGTCATGACGCCGTGGTCATCACCTGGGACGACCTGGCGCCGGGCGACGTCGACAGCCACGGCAACGCTATCAAGACTCTGCGCACCGTGTTCGGTGAGCCGCAGGTTTACGTGCCAGGCCCAGCGCGCACGGCGCCCGAGGGCGGGCCCCGGCTCGCCCAGGAACGGGCCCAGGCCGGCGCCACTGGCGAGGATCTTGCCGGCCGGGTGCAGGCCGAGGCCGACTATGCCGCGCGCCAGGCCGAGCTCGAGGCCGAGCTCGCCGCCGTGCGCCGGCAGATCCGGGCCGACGACCCGGCGAGCCTCGCCGAGCTCGAGGCGCTCCGGGATATCGACGACCAGGCCCAGGCCGAGCGCGCCGGCTACGAATTCGCGGCCGGTTGCCTGACGCGGGGCGGGTGACGCATGGCCTATGAGGATTGCATCCGGGAGTTCCGTCGCGTCACCGGCTCGCGCTTGAGCGAGGACCAGCTCAACGACCTGTTCACCGACATGACGACGCGCGCCAAGCGCCTGCAGCGCGAATTGAACATCAACCCGCAGCAGGCCTTCGAGCATGCCAGGCGCGAGCTCACCGACCTGACGGCGCTGGCGGCGCAGATCGAGAAACGCAATCGCGTGCTGAACCTGCAGAAGCGGGTGAACCGCCGCAATTTCTATCTGGGCGCGCTCGACATGGTGACGCCGCTCACGCGCTACGTGACGCCGGGCGTGCTGGTCGGGCTCGAGGCGAAACTCACCGGCGTGAGCCGGCTGTTTCCCAACTCGCGCAAATCGGTGCAGGGCGCCGGCAACGCGCTGAAAGCGCGCTGGCTCGAGGGCATGATATCGGACTTCGAGCGGCAGGGCGTGTTCCGCACCGTGCGCGACGGCGCGCTCGATCGTGTCTGGGCGCGCGAGCTGTTCGAGCTCAACTCGGGCGACGCCGGCCGGCCGGGCGTGACCGGCAACCAGGCGGCGCTCACCATTGCCAGGATCGTGTTCGGCTACCAGCAGCAGGCCCGGCTCGAGCTCAACCGCCAGGGCGCCTGGGTCGGCAACTACCAGGGCTTCATCACCCGCACCTCGCATGATCCCGACCGCATGCGCGACGCCGGCTTCGAGGCCTGGCGCGATTTCATGCTCGGCACCGACACCGGCCGGCCGCGGCTGCACGAGCGCACGTTCGACGGCGTGGACAACCGCGAGGACTTTCTGCGCGACGCCTACAACGCGCTGACGTCGGGCATCCACCTGACCCAGGAAGGGCTCGAGGGCTTCAAGGATCCGGCTTTCGTCGGGCCCGGCAACCTGGCGCGCAAGGTGTCGCAAAGCCGCAAGCTGCATTTCGTCGACGCCGATGCATGGTCGGACTATCACGCGACGTTCGGCCAGGGCAGCCTGATTGAATCGGTCATCAACGGCCTGCGGCTCAGCGCCGAGAACGCGGCGCTCATGCGCGAATTCGGCACCAACCCGAAATACGAATTCGAGGCCGATCTGCGCTGGATCACGCAGCGCTATCGCAACGACGAGAAAGTGATGAACCGCATGGGCCGCGGCCTGTCGAGCATCGAGCAGCGCGCCCGCCATCAGTTCATGCAGCTCGACGGCACGGCGCGCATGCCGGTCAACCGCCAGGGCGCCGCCATTGCCAGCGGCGCCCGGGCGTTGATTACCATGGGCAAGCTGGGCGGCGTCGTGGTCAGTGCCGTCACCGACGTGCCCAACAAGGCGCTTGAGCTGCGCTTTCAGGGCGTCAACCTGCTCGAGGGATACGGCGACGGCATCGCCTCGCTGTTCCGCGGGCGCGGCAGCGGCGAAACGCGCGACGTCGCCGACCTGCTGAATGTCGGATTCGAGGGCTGGCTCGGCGACATTGCCGCCCGCTTCGACGGGCAGGACACCACGCCCGGCCTGCTGTCCAAGGCGCAGAATCTGTTTTTCAAGATGAGCGGCATCAATTACTGGACCGACGCGCAGCGGCTCGGCATGTCGCTCATGGCGTCGCGCCACCTGGCGCGCCAGCTCGACACGCCGTTCGAGCAGCTGCCGGCCCGGCTCGGGCCCCTGCTGGAAAGCTACGGCATCGGCGCCGGCGAGTGGCAATTGCTCGGCAGCGTGGTCATGACCCAGGCGAACGGCAGGCGGCACGTCACGCCCGACCGGGCGTTCGCGATCCGCAGCGAGGATATCATCGCCCATCTGCGCGCGATCGACGCGGCCGGGCTGGTGCCCGAGCGGCTGCGCGGCGTCACCGAGCGGGCCCGCCAGGCAGCGACCGCCGAGCAGCGCGAGGCCGCGGCGCAGCGCTTCCGCGAGGACCTGTCGCTTGCGCTGCAGAGCTTCTACACCGACCGCTCGCGCTACGGGATCCTGGCGGCGGACGCCAAGGAATTCGCCAAGGTGCAGCAGGGCAGCCAGCCGGGCACCATACTCGGCGAGGCCACCCGCCTGTTCATGCAGTTCAAATCCTTCCCCGTGGCGGTCGTGACCAAGCTGCTCGGCCGCGAGCTCTATGGCTACGACTCGCGCGCCCATGCCGCGGCCGGCGTCCTGCACATGATCGTGGCCACCACCGCGTTCGGCTATCTGGCCATGACCATGAAGGACCTGCTGAAGGGCCGCAATCCGCGCGACCCGACCAGCATCAAGACCTGGACCGCGGCAATGACCCAGGGCGGCGGGCTCGGGATCTATGCCGACTTCCTGTTCGGCGAATACAACCGCTACGGCGGCGGGCTCGAGACCTTGGGCGGGCCGTCGATATCGTTCATCGGCGACGTGCTCAGACTGTATGGACGCGCCACCGACGGCGACGACGTTTCGGCGAACGCGGTCCGTTTCGGCATCAACAACGCGCCGTTCATCAACCTGTTCTGGGTGCGGCCGGTGCTCGACTATCTGCTGCTCTATCAGTTTCAGGAAGCACTCAATCCCGGCTTCCTGCGGCGCTACGAGCGGCGCGTCGAAAAGGAAAACAACCAGACCTTCTGGCTGAAACCGAGCGAAGCCTCGACCCTGCTCGGCATGAGGTGAGCCATGCCCGACATTCCCATTCTGGAAAACGACCGCCGCCAGCAATACACGGCGACGCTCAACCAGACGCAATTCCCGTTCGACTTTCCGGTGTTCGGCAATGCCGACCTCGACGTGTACCGCACGCGCGGCGCAGTCACGACGCTGCTGACCTACGGCGCCGACTACACGTTGAGCGGCGTCGGTGCCGCCAATGGCGGCAATGTGGTGCTCAACACCGGCGCCGTGACCGGCGACGTGATCACCGTGATCGGCAGCATGGCGGTCGAGCGCACATCGGACTATCAGGAATCGGGCGACCTGCGCAGCGCCGTGCTCAATGCGGACTTCGACCGGCTGGTCATCATGATTCAGGAGCTGCGCTCGCAGCTCGACAACAGCATCCAGTTGCCGCCGACCACGCCGCCGGGAACCGTGATCGAGATCCCGCCGCCGGCGCCGCTCAAATACTGGCGCTGGTCGGCCGACGGGCAGATCGAATTCGTCGACCTGCCGGCCGGCGGCGGCGGCGGCGGCTCGCTCACCATTCCGATACCGCGCGACCAGGGCGGCACGGGCAGCGCCAGCGGCTATCAGGTGCGCGTCATTACCGCGACGCCCTACGCCGTGGCGCCCGACGACGACAAGCGCCTGCTGGTGTTCAACCGCCCGGGCGGCGTGGCGGTGAGTCTGCCGGCAACCGACGTCGCGCCCGCCGGATTCGGTTTCGATTTCTTCAACCTGGGCGGGCTGGTCACGTTCACGCCCGCCGGCCTGAACACGGTTTACCCCGGGCTCGCCAGCCTGGCGGCGCCGCAGGGTGCGCGCGGCGCCTTCAACAATGGCGGCGGCGCCGCCGCGTCCGGTGTCTGGTATGGCTCGCGCACGCAACTGCCGCCGGCCGCCATCCCCGACGCGCAGGGCGGGCGGCTCACGCTGGTGCGCGGCGTTCCGGTTCCCATTGGCACGGTCCGCGCGCTGACGCCGAGCGCGACCGACACCGCCGCCGACACCGTGACCTTTGGCACGGCGCATAATTTCGTGACCGGCATGGGCCTGGTCGCGAGCGCCAATGGCGGCGGGCTGCTCGCCGGCAACCGGGTGTTCGCCCGGGTGAACAGCCCGACGCAGATCCAATTCCACCCGAGCCGGGCCGACGCCGACGGCAACCTGAACAAGATCGACCTGACGGCCGCGATATCGGCCAGCATCGGGCCGGGCGAAATCCTGCTCGAGCGCTTTGCCGGCAAGCAGATCACGCTATGGACCGGCGCCACCTGGGAAACCCTGGCGATTCAGTCCGACACGGCGGTCAACCTGGCGGCGGTGCCGGCCGACAAGAACGGCGACGTGTTCGCCTACAAGGACGCCAACGGCGCGCCGTGGCTCGAGATCGTGCAATGGTCCGCCGACACGGTGCGGGCGACGCCGCTCGCCTTGCAGGACGGCATCGAAGTCAAGGCCGGCGACCCGACCCGGCTCTATCTCGGCACGTTCCGCACCACGGGCGTGATCGGGCAGACCGAGGACTCGGGCGAGGTCGACCAGCGCCCGGCCCGGCGCTTCCTGTGGAACCGCTATAACCGGGTGCCGCGCAGCGTGCGGAGCACGCATAGCGGGGCGAGCTCCTACACCTACGGCAGCAGTGTCTGGCGCCGGCCCAACGGCAACGGGCTTAATGGCGAGATGGGCCTGCAGCTCGTGCGCGGGCTCGACGTCGATCCGGTCAATCTCAACGTGACCCATCTGTGTTTCGTCGACTCGGGCGAGAGCTGCCAGTTTTCAATCGACCTCGACGGCGCGCTGGCGCCGGCCGCCGCGGCGAACATCGTCGGCGTGCAGACCGTCGGCGGCTACGCGTTCGGGCCGGCGCACTATGCCGGCTATCCCGGCATCGGCTGGCATCACTTCTACCCGCTCGAGCGCTCGAGCAGCGGCACCATCAATTTCTATCTGTACGCCAAGAGCGACGCCTCGAGCGTCGGCGAGGGCGCGGTGTTCGGCAGCGTCCTGGCATGAGGGCCGACCATGTTGAACGGCATCGGCGAGGCCGCGAAATCGGTCGCTAGCTCGCTTGGCGGCAGCCCGGTGTTGTTGGTGGTCGTCCTGCTCAATGTGCTGATGATTTCCGGCGCCGCCTATTTCCTGGCCAGGCAGGAACAGTACCGCCACCTCGAGCGCATGCAGGTCATGGGCCTGTTCGCCGATTGCATCGGCGCCCGCTTGCATGGGCGTCTGCCGCCGCCCGAGCGGTCCGCAATCCCCGCCGATTGACGCCGCATGCGCGGTCCGCCCCGGGACGGGCCGACCTGCTGCCGGCCGGCGCAACGCGCACCCGGTGACGAATTTCACACGCCGCGCGCCGGTCGACGTTCAAGCCCTGCGGCGCTGCCCGCCGCGACATGCACGCAGCGCGTCCAAGACAGCCGCTGCACGTTCCGATTGTGGCCGCGCCTGGGCGCCGCGCACCGGGTCGCGCCGGTGAAAACCGGCCCCGCGAATCAGCGGTAAATGGCGTGCAAGTGTTCGCGCTTTATCCGGCATGCCGGCGGAAAATCCATGTTGCATCCCTTTGATTTCATTGCAGCAGGATGTCTTCGAACGGGAAATGACGTGGTAATGATATCAATAAGATGCAATGGTTGTTAATAAAGGTTAATGTAAAGCCATGCAAGACACAGTGCAAGTTTTTGCTTGGCGGCAAGTCTGGAACCATTCCAAGATTTGTTTCATGTGAAAAAAAACCGGCGAGCACCCGAGAGGTCGCGCGCCGGCTTGGGAGTTCCTACAACGAACAGGATACGCCCGGGCAGGTTCCCGAGTCGAGCCCTTTAGAAACGCGAGCCCTGCAGGGAACGGATGAACAAATCCATCCGGTATTGATCGAGCCGGGAATTGAGATCTTGCTCGGCTTGCCGATAGCGCTGCATGCGTTCGGCGCTTTCATCGGCCGAAGGCCAGGCCGGGGCGACAGATTGTTCTGAAAGGCGGCGGCGTTCCAAGTCGTGAAGCATATCCTTGCGCAGATCTTCCACGAGCCAGTTATGACGCATGGATTGCTCGAACCATTGGGCATGACTCGTGAACGGAATCGCCGCCAGTAGAGCGGCGAGAATCAGTGTGTTGAGGCGCATGCATTTTGATCCTTTTCGCTTTTGGTTCAAGCCGCCTTGGCAGGCAGCAGAGGCGCCGCTTCAACGGTCGCCTTGCCGAACAACCCGCCGCTTTCCAGCCGCATTTCCGCCGCGAGCTGGGCCATGCGTTCGGTGCGGATCCGATAGCGCGCGATGATATGCTCGACGTTCTGTTCGGTATGGCCGGAAATCGAGGCGATCAGCACCGTCGGCATGCGCGCCATGGCGGCGTCCGTGACCATGGTATGACGCAGCCAGCGGAATTCGGCGCGGGCCAGCGCCGGGCACGGCTCGAGCCCGAGCTGCTCACTGCCCTTGACCGCCCAGGCGCGCACGTAGTTGAACTGCCCGTTGAAACCGCGCTCGCCGAACGCCGCGCCGGCCTTGCGATCGTTGACGATGATGCGGTCGCTCATGGCGCTCCAAAGCGCCGGCCGGCGGTTCTGTTCCCATTCCAGGCGCGCCTCGATATCGGGGCAATCCCATAGCGTCATGGGCTGATCGGTCTTGCGCTGCACGAAGCGGAACCTGTTGTCGCGATACTGCGACCAGCGCAGCCGCAGCACGTCGCCCTGGCGCTGGCCGAGCCAGGCATTGAGCAGCACGGCGGTGCCGACGCCGTGCAGGCCGAGCGCGTCCGCCATGAGCACGAAGGCGTCGATCATCGCCCGCGACCAGAGCAGCGGGTCCTTCTGCCGCTTGACCCGCTTCAGCTCGACCGCTTCCCACGGATTGACGCGCACCATGTCGCGCAGGTCCTTGCACTTGCGCCCGAAGCGCCACAGCATGCCGGCGAAGATGATCGTCGCCCGCGCCATTTCACGCGCGGCCAAGTCGAGGGTTTGCTCATACCACTCGATGCAATCATCTTCGTCGATATCGTCGATCCGGTGCTCACCCGCCCAGGCGACCAGCTTGCCCATGGCGCAATTGTATTTGCCGCGGCTGCCCTTGGAGAGCGACGCGTATTTCGGCGATTGCTTGTAGAGCTGGCAGAGGTGCTCGACGGTGCCGAACTGCACCCGCCGGTCGAGCGCCTGGGCGGCGAGCATGGCGCGCGGGCTGCCGGCCCGGGCATTGTCAACCTCGACGTTGAGCTCGGCCGCCCGGCGGCAGGCCGCGGCGAAGTCATCGTCGAGGCGAACGTCGGTGAAGCCGAGCGGGCGCAGATAGGCGGGCGCCCGCCACATGAAGCGGTGCGACCCGTCGGTGTTTTTCAGGGTTACGAAGAATCGCGGCGCGTCGATCTTGGCCATAGCGTAGGAACTCCCGTTGCTTGCTGTTAAGAAACAACAGCATACGGGCATAATGTCCGGCGGGCAAGCCGGTCAAGGCCGGGCGGGTTTGCCGCGTTTCTCCTGCCGCGCCTGGCGCTGGCGCTCGAGGCCCGACCGCGCGGGCCCGGCCGGTTTGGTATCGCGCGATCCGGCCCGGTGCTCGAACTCACCGTCAATCCATTTGAGCAGATCGGCGCGGGCCCATCGCGCCCCATGCCGCACGCCGAGCCGGGGCCGCGGGAATGCGCGTTTCTTTACGAGGTTTCCGTAGTTGTAATAGAGCCATCGGACGGATTTTCGCAGCAGCTCGGCGACCTCCTTGCGTGTCAGCAAACGCGGCTCATTGTTGTCCATAACCGGTTTCCTTCCCTTTATCTGTTGTTCCGATCCTCGGGCAGCAGGAAAAATTCCGGTCTAGTGGTTTACTTTGGATCATGTACGGACATTATGTCCACTAGAGTTTGCGTTTTGTATCGGTCAGACTGTCCGTATGACAGGCGCGCAATTCAAGCAAGCCTTGCGCGGGTTTGGTTTGACCCAGGCCGCCGCCGGCCAGTTTTTCGGCGTCGATCAGCGATCGGCGCGGCGCTGGATCCACGCCGAAATTGCCGTTCCGGTCCCCGTCGCCAAGCTGGTGCGCGTCATGCAGTACATGGACCTCACGCCCGCCCAGGTTGACGCCATCTGCCGGGCCCGCCGCTAGAGCCGCCGCCCGCCCGACCGCTGCACCGAGCCGCCGCAACGCCACCCCGAGTCCGGGATTGACCCGCTCGAGCGCGCGTAACCGCGCCTCGACCGGACCCGGCCAGGCCGGGTTTGCACCAACCGAAGCCGCCATGCTTGTCTTGACCCGTATATGAACTGTATATGCCGGGTAACTCAGCGATGAAACAAAGGGCAATCGTCGGTGTCAAGCCTTGGGCGCGCCCGAAATCAGAGGGTAATGAAAGACAAATAAACATAAATCAATGGCATATCGGACGTATATCAGAGACATATTGGCGCACTTTTCACGATTTCAGCGGGCTCAAAAAAAACGGTGGATAACTTTACGAATATTTGCGCTTGCCCGGTTTACAGTTTCGTGTCTAGCCTTTGCCCCTTCCTACCGGCTCGAGGGGTGGTCGCCGGCATGAAGTTGAGCCCTACCAGCACCGATCACACCGTGAATGTCGGCGGCACCATTGCCTATGTATGGGAGGGCGTGACCGATGAGGGCGAGCGCTGCCACGCGTTGATTGTCAGCCTCGCCTTCGACCGCGACGCCGACCCGCGCCAACTCCAACTGCCGCGCCTGCCGGCGACCCGCTTTCCGGCGGGCTTCCGCCCGTGAGGGCCGAGCATAACTGCACGACCTGCGCGCTGGCCGCCTGGCGCGACGCGAAGCACGGCCGATGCATGGCCCCGGTCGAGGACCGCGAGCCGCCATTCCCGGCCTGGATGCGAAACGTCCGCAACGGGCCCCAGCTCACCCGGGCACAGCCCTACACCTATTGCACCGCCTGGGAAGAAGCCGGCGAGGCCGCGGCATGATTGCCCCGGCGCCGATCGACCAAGTGGCCCGCATGCTGAACGCGCGGGCGTTCGAGCTGTGCCGCGAGCTGCTGCCGGCGGGCTATCGCGACGGCAACGAATATCGGGTTGGCAATCTCGCCGGCCAGCCCGCCGGGAAAAACGGCGGCTCGATGAGCGTGCATCTATACGGCGAGAAGGCCGGCATCTGGGCCGACTTCAACCCGGCCGAAGGCGACCGCCACGGCGACGCGCTCGACCTGGTGGCCTGGGTCAAGTTCGGCGGCTCGCGCAAGCGGGCGTTTGCCTGGGCGCTGTCGTGGCTCGGGCTCGACAATCGCGACCCGCGCCGGCTGGCCGATACGCGTTACGCCGCGGCCCGGCTCGAGACGGAATGCAAGGCCGACGCCGATCGCGTGGAACGCTACCGGCGCTCCGCCATGCAGCGCTATCTCGAGGCCGAGCGCGAGCTCGCCGGCACGCCGGTCGACAAGTATCTGCTGGGCCGCGCGATTGATCTGCGCCGGCTGCCGCGCAATCCCGGCGCGATCCGGTTTCACCCGCGGCTTGCCTGCGTCGAGGTCGGGCGCCCGCTGCCCGCCATGGTGGCCGCCATTCACAGCACCGCCGGCAAGATGGTCGGCATCCATCGCACCTGGCTCGAGCAGCGCGACGACGGTCGCTGGATCAAAGCGCGGCTCAAGGAACCGAAGAAAACCTTGGGCCGCTATCAGAGCGAGGGCGGCTGCATTCGGCTATGGCGCGGCGCGAGCGCGACGAAACTGGCCGAAGCGCCGCCCGACGATATCGTGATCGTCACCGAGGGCATCGAGGACGGGCTCACCATGGCCTGCGCCGAGCCGGCCTGGCGCGTCATCGCCGCCGTGTCGCTCGGCAACGTGGTCAATCTGCGTTTGCCCGAGCAGCTCAAGCACATCGTTTTCATGGCGCAGAACGACGCGGGCGACGACGCAAGGGCGAATCTGCGCCACGGGCTCAATCACCTGATCCGGCGCCACGGCATCGTCCGCGTGGCCGAGGTGCCGGCCGGCTTCAAGGACGTGAACGACGTCGCGCAGCACAACGAGCGAGTCCTGGCCGCGCGATCCCGAGAGGCGACCGACCCGGCCGCGGATTCAGACGGACTTCCAACCCCTGCCGTTGAATCACACGACCCGGCCGGGTCGGCCGCCGCCCCGATGCAGAGCGAGCGCTCGGCATGAGCGCCGACGAGCCCGCCGGCCCGCCGCCGCCGGTCGACGGCGCGACCGTGCATCACCTCGCCGACTTCGTGCAGAAATCCGGCGAGCGCACCGAGCCCGCGCCCGAGCCGGCGCCCAAGGCCGAGCGCAGCCGGCGCAAGCCCAAGGATCCGGCGCCCGACTCGGCGCCAGGCGACGCGCCGCCGGTTATCATTCGCTACCCGTACAAGGACCCGAAGAACGCCGACGGACTTTGGGATGATTGCCCGGTGCAGCCGCTGGGCGTGAACGGCGGCGACGCGCATTACCTCGACGCGCTCGGGCAGTATCGCGTGTTGAGCGCCGCCGATCACAGCCGGCTCGGGCTGATCAAGCTGTTCGCGCCCAAGAGCGGCTATCTGCTCGAGCGCTGGCCGCGCATCAAGGACGGCGAGGTCAAGGGCTTTGCGCCCGAGCTGGCGCAAGGCGACATGCAGGACGCCGCGGCGCGCAAGGGCATCTGCAACCCCTCCAATATCCGCGGGCCCGGCGCCTGGCGCGGCGCCGGCGACAGCCTGATCTGGCATTGCGGCGACGCCATCCTGATCGACGGCCAGGAGCACAAGCCCGGGCTGATCGACGGCTATGTGTATCCGGCCGGCAAGAAGCTGCTGCGCCCGGCGCCCGCGCCGGATCCGGCCGCGATCGACGAATTGCGCCGCCTGCTGCAGGCCTGGAACTGGCAGCGCGACGAGCTGGCCGTGCAACTGCTGCTCGGCTGGATTGCCGCCGGCATGCTGGGCGGCGCGCTCGACTGGCGCCCGAACATCTGGATTACCGGCGACTATTCGACCGGCAAGAGCACCCTGCATGACGTGCTGAAGCACGTCATGGGCCCGGAGGGCATGATTGCCGTGGCCGACACTACGGCCGCCGGCATCTACCAGAAGCTCGGGCACTCGACTCTGCCGGTCGCGGTCGACGAGCTCGAGAACGAAACCGACAACAGCAAAGCCGAAGCGGTGCTGAAGCTGGCGCGCAAGGCGAGTTCGGGTGCCGTCATGCTGCGCGGCGGCAGCGATCACAAGGGCACCGAGTTCCTGGCCCGCGCCTGTTTCATGTTCTCGTCGATCCTGCTGCTCGGCCTGCTGCCGGCCGACCGCTCGCGGCTCGCCATCCTCGAGCTAAACCCGCTCGGCGATCGGCAAAAGCCGCCGATCGACCCGAAGCGCCTGGCCGAAATCGGCACGCATCTGCGCGGCCGGCTGGCGCGCAATTTCGGGCGGCTGCTGCCGACCTTCAACTTCTACCGGGCCCAGCTACCAGGCTTAAGCGGACGCAGCGCGGACCAGTTCTGCACCCTGCTCGCCTGCGCCGACCTGGCGCTCGGCGACGCGACGCCTGACGATCCCCAGGCGGTCGAGCCCTACGTGTCGGCGCTCGTCGCCATGCGGCTCGAGCACGAAAGCGACGAGCTGCCCGAGTTCCAGCGCGCGATCGACCATCTCGAGACATCGACCGTGCTGCGCGACGGCAAGCCGCGCACCATCGGCGAGTGGATCCATCTGCGCGAAAAGCAGGTCGAGGCCGACGAGGTGCTGGGTGCCTATGGCTTAAAGATCATCTGGCAATCGCCCGGCCTCGATGAACAGGGCAAGCCCTTGCCGGTCGAGCGCTACCTGTTCGTGGCGACCGCGCACCAGGCGCTCGCCAAGCTGTTCGAGAATTCGCGCTGGCGTTCGCCGGCGGGGGTTTCAGGGGTATGGACCCAGGCCCTTGCCCGTTCTTACGCGCCGCTTGCCGACAACAATGGCGTGGCCGTGCTCGACCGCGCCGGCCAGCCGGTCATACGCCACGCCTTGCGTAATGTCCGCACCTGGCTCGAGGGGCGCTGGCAGCGCGGCACGGCGGTGCCTTGGGCGCTGGTTCAGCAGCCGACCGATGCACACGAGCAACAGCCGACGCAGGCAGGCAACAGATGACCGCAAAATGCTGCACTGCCGCGTCAAAATGCTGCACTGCCGCGTCAAGCTACGGACTTCATGTAACATCTGAAGTCCGTGGACTTCGTCAGTCGTTGTAACAGCTTAAGGCCAAACGGACTCAACGGACTCAACGGACTCCCTCGCGCGTATATACAGCGCGAAATGAGCACCACGAATCACCCGCACCCTTGTTGTGCAGAATTCTCTTACGCGCGAGGCGAGTCCGTTGAGTCCGTTGAGTCCGTTTGAACCTAACAGGTTGAAGTTAAAGATGAATTCTACGGACTTCAGATGTTACATGAAGTCCGTAAAGTGTTGTAGCGAAGGTCGGGTAAGAGAAAACTGGTGCAAATGGCTGAAAAACCGTTGTTTTGGCACCTTATCCACCGCGCCCGCTGCTGCAGGGCCCAGGATCGGTTGCGAACGCGAGGCGTTCGCAACCGAGGTGCGCCGTGATCGACCGCCGGCCGGATCCGACGCGGCCCGGGCTCACCGCCGCGGCCGAGGCCGTGCTGCCCGAGGCGCTCGAGGCGCCGATCGAGGCCGAGGCCGAGCAGCTCGGCCTGCTGCCGCTATCGCCAGCCCGCAACGACGCCGGCCAGGCGGTCAACCGCCATGGCCGTCCGGTCGGCAGCCGGGCGAAACGCACTGAAGCCTGGGTCGATTTCCTGCTGTCGCGCTATCGCTCGCCGCTGGTCGGCATGGCCGAGCTCTACTCGCGCCCGGTCGCCGAGCTGGCCAAGGAGCTGGCCTGCAGCACGCATGAGGCGATGCAGCTCCAGCTCAACGCCATGCGCGACCTGGCGCCCTACCTGCACCAGCGCCTGCCGCAGGCGCTCCAGGTCCAGGTCGAGAGCGCCATTCCGCTGGTCCTGGCGGTCATGCCGGCCGGCGCGCATGCCGCGGGCAGTATCGAGCAGGATCAAGACCTTATCCCGCTGCTGCCGGGCGAAATTGCACGCGGCGAGTTGCACGCGTCGCCGAATGGCGAGGCGAAACAAGGGGATAGCGCTAACGGGCAATTCCTTCGCCAGGAACCGCCCGAGCCCGACGCGTCGCCTGCCGCGCCGCCGGCGCGCGAGCCCGGGCCATGAACTGCTCGAGCCGCACCAGGCCGGCCGGCGCCCCGGTCCGCCTGGCGGCTCGCGCCCGCCGGCCGGCCGGGCCGTCGCCAACCCAGGCGAGGCCGGCCGGCGGTTTGCGCGCCAGGCCAGGGCGCGGCCGGGGGGGCCTTGACAGGCCGCGGCGCGTAAGGAGCCCGGCATTCGACCGCGCCCGCTTACCTGCGCGGGAAAACTCATGCTCATGGGGGTGGGGGTCCGGGGTATGACCACGGTTAAGCCGGATCCCTTCACCGGGCCGCCGCCGGCCTCGCTCGACATGACCAGCTTTGCCTTCCGGGCGCCCGGCCCGGTGTGCAACGCGTTCTTCACCGACCGCTCGCCGGTGAGCTGCATCATGGGCCCGGTCGGCAGCGGCAAGACGTCGGCGAGCCTGCTCAAATCCGTCTGGGTCGCCGCCGAGCAGCCGCGCTCGCCGATCGACGGGCGGCGGCGCTGCAAGTTCGCCGTGATCCGCGACACCTATCCGGCGCTCGAGAAAACCACGCTGGCGACCTGGTTCAACTGGATCCCGCGCAGCGCCGGCCAGTTCCGCGCCGAGCCGCCGCCGACGCATTGGCTCGTGTTCGACCTGGGCCCCGCCGGCCTGGTCGACCTCATGGTCGAGTTCATTGCGCTCGGCGAGCACCGCGTCGAGGACGTCATGCGCGGCTGGGAGGGCACCGCGAGCTATCTCAACGAGGCCGACCGCCTGCCGCCCGACGTGCTCACCTATGTGCGCTCGCGCGTCGGGCGCTACCCGCCCAAGTTTCACGGCGGCTCGCGGCCCGGCATGGTGTGGTGCGACATGAACGCGCCCGACACGGAAAACTGGACCTATGACAGCTTCGTCGCGCAGCGCCCGGCCGACTGGAAATTCTTCCGCCAGCCGCCCGGGCTCGACCCCCGGGCCGAGAACGTCAAGCAATTGCCCGAGGGCTATTACGACAATCTCATGAGCAATGCCGACTGGTGGGTGCGTCGTTTCGTGCGCAACGAATTCGGCTATTCGCGCGACGGCAAGCCGGTGTTCCCGGAATTCAACGACGCGCGCCACGTCGCCGAGCATGCGCTCGCGCCGATCCCCGGCCTGCCGCTGATCATCGGTGCCGACGCCGGCCTGACGCCGGCGGGCGTCATCCTGCAGCGCGACGCGTTCGGGCAATGGCGCGTGCTCGACGAGCTGGTCGGCGGCGACATGGGCGCGCACCGCTTCGCCGAGCAGCTCGCCAGGCTGCTGGCCGAGCGCTATCGCGGCTTTGCCATCAAGGCGTTCTGCGACCCGACCGCCGAGGCGCGCTCGGCGACCGACGAGGGCACCTGGGTCGAGGGCGTGTTCGGCGAATCCGGGATCCGCTTCCGCGCCGCACCAAGCAACCTGCTGCAACCCCGGCTCGAGGCCGTGCGCGGCGTGCTCAATCGCACCATCGACGGCACAAGGCCGGGCATCATCCTGTCGCCGCGCTGCAAGGTCATGCGCAAGGCGATGAATTCCGGCTACCGCTATCGCCGCTTCCTGCTCGCCGGCGAGAACCGCTACGACGACCGGCCCGACAAAAACGAGTTCTCGCATCCCGTCGACGCGCTGCAATACGCGCTGCTCGGCGGCGGCGAATTCTTCGAGGTGCGCAAGCGCACGCAAGCGCACCGCCAGCACGCGCGCCCGATCGTCGCGCGCCACGAGTTCGACCCGTTCGACCACCGGAGCCGCTCGGCAGAAGGGAGGGCCCGCGCATGATCGGCCTGCTTGTCACGCTGCTAATCGTGGTTTTGATCGTCGGAGTCGTCTGGTATCTGCTCGAGCTCTTGCCGATGGACCCGACGTTCAAGCAGATCGCCCGGGTGATCCTGCTGGTGATCGTGCTGCTAATCCTGATTTTCGGATTGCTTGGCTATTTGCCTGGGCCCTACTGGCCGCGGGCGGTTTGAAGCCATGCGACTCGAAAAGCAATTCTGCATGCATTGCGGCGTGCTGCTGTTCGACGCCATGACCGCCGCCGGCAAGGACGACGTGGCGCCGCAGCCCGGCGACCTGTCGATTTGCAGCTCGTGTTTTCAGCCGTCGATATTCGACACCGACTTGCGCCAGCGCCGCTTGACGCGCGCCGAATTCGAGCAGCTCGCGCCGGAATACCGCGCGACCCTGCTCAAAGCCGCCGCCGGCGTGTTCGTGTTCAAGCAGACCCATGCCGAGGAAATCGCCGCGGCCGAGGCCCGCAGCCAACCGAAAGAGGGCAACGCATGAGCAAGACCGACCAGGCCGAGCTCGACGCCGCATGGCCGAAAGCCGCCATGCCGGAAATCACCGTGCCGCTCAAAACCGTCATGATGCAGTGGCTCGAGGAAACCGCCCGGCTCAACCAGCGCACCCCCGTCGAAGAAGTGCAGCGGCTGATCGCCGAAGCCTGGCGCCTCGACCCGCACCGGCTCGCCAAGGGCGCCAGCGAGCCCTACCGGAAATCGCCGCCATGAGCGAGGCCGACCGGCTGCGCGCCATCGCCACGCTGTGCCACGAGGCGCAACGCGTGTGGTGCACGCTCAATGACTGGCTGCCGGTCATGCCGGCCTGGGAGGAAGCGCCGGCGGAACTGCAGCGCGAGGCGCTCGACACCGTGACCGAGCTGATCAAGCACCCGGGCATGAGCGCCGCCGATTTCCACAACGATTCGGTCGAGCTCGCCCGCCGCCGTGGCTGGACCTATGGGCCGGTGCATGATCCCGGCCTGAAGCAGACACCGCGGCTGCTGCCCTGGCACAAGCTGGGTTATGCGCAGCAATCGCTCGACGGGCTGGTCGTGGCCATCGTGCGGGCCACCGAAACCAGCATCGCGCCGCCGCTCGAGGGCGTGGCGCAATGAGCGACCGGCGCATGCCATCGGGCCTGATGTTCCGCGAGGCCGCGCGCCACGCCCAGGCCTGGTGGGATTTGCACGGGCGTTTCCTCATCCGCAATCCCGAGTTTCAAGACCCCGACTTGGGCGTGCCGTCGGGCATCCTGCGCGGCCTGCCCTTCATGCAGCTCACCCGCAAGGAGATCCTGCGCGTGGTCGAAGTCTGGGATGAGAACCACGGGCCGGCGCTGGTCGCCGGCCGGCCGGCGCAGGATTAAAGCGCCATGCGGGCCCGGCTCAGCTTCGATCGTCCGCGCATTGCCGCCTGGCTGTGCCGCTTTCCCGCGCTGCCGCGCTATCCGCGCGCCGACGAGATCGTCGTCGCCCTCGAGCTCGAGGACCCGGCGCGGCTCGGCGCCCGCGGCTATGTCTGGTACAGCGCCATGACCGAGCCGCCGCGGTCCCTGTGCCTGCACCTGGCGCTCGATCGCCGCCTGCACGGGCGATGGACGCGCGAGGTGCTGCACGATATCGAGCGCATCCCGTATCTGCTGGGCCACCGCTATCTGTTCGCCGGCGGCATGACGCCGCCGGCTTCTGCCATGGCCAGGGCCGCCGGCTGGCAGGAGGCGCCCGGCGGCATCTGGTACACCGAGCTGCCGGGATTCTGGGGGAGATATCATCATGGGCCAGATCATCAAGGCGATCCTGTCGCCGATCACCTCGATTGTGTCGGCATTCACGGGCGGTGACAAAGACAAGGACGAACCGCCCGCCGCACCCGCCGCGCCGCAGCGCGACACCGCGCTCGACGCGCAGCTCGCCCAGCAGCAGCAGGAGGCGCTCGCCGCGCGCCAGGCCGCCGACGAAGCGGCCCGCGCCGAGCGCGAGAATATCAGCCGGCAACTGGCCGAGAGCGAGGCGCGCGAGGCCGAGCGCACCGCCAAGGAGAAGGCCGAGGACGAGCGCCAGCAGCGCGCCGCCCGCGCCAAGGCGATCGGGCGCCCGTCGCTGCTGGCGCAGGGCGGCAGCGAAATCGGCATCCCGCGGCAGACCACGTTCGGAGGCTAGGCCATGGCCGAGGACTACGGCGCCGCCAGCAGCAGCACGGCGGGCGCGGGCGGCGACAACAAGACCGAGCGCTTGATGAAACGCGCCGAGCGCGCGTTCAGCCGCAAGAGCAATTACTATTCGCTGCTGCGCGACACCTACGAATATACCCAGCCCGAGCGCTCGAGCTACGCCCAGATCGGCGAGGGCCAGCAGCGCAACCGGGTGTACGACTCGACCGCTATCATCGGCACCGCCAGGCTGGCGAACCGCATCCAGCGCATCCTGTTCCCGCCCTATCAGCGCTGGGCCATGCTGCGCCCGGGCAAGGACGTGCCGCCGCAATGGCAGCGCCAACTGGCGCTGGTGCTCGAGAAGATCACCGAGCGGCTGTTCGCCGAAATCCAGTCGAGCAATTTCGACACCGCCATCAACGAAATGGCGCATGACCTGGCGGTCGGCACCGGCGTGCTGCTGATCGAGAACGGCCGGCTCGGCGGGCGCCACGACGCGCCGGCTTTGCGCTTCACCGCCGTGCCGTCGGCCTGCGTGGCGTTCGAGAACGGGCCGTTTTCATCGGTCGAAGGGATTTTCTACAAGCGGCGCGAGCCGGCGCGCGACATTCGCCGCATCTATCCCGACTTGCGCAGCCTGCCGCACAGCATCGCCCAGGCCGAGCAGAAGAATCCCGATCAGGAATTCGACATTCTGCAGGCGACCTATTACGACGCCGACGAGGCGGCCTGGAAATTCTGCGTCATCGCCTGGACCGAGAAGGCGATTCTGACCGAGCGCGTGTATCGGACGAATCCGTGGATCGTCATCCGCTGGCAGCTCGCGCCCGGCGAAATCGAGGGCCGCGGCCCGTGCCTGCAGGCCATGCCCGACATTCGAACCTGCAATAAAGTCGTCGAGCTCGTCTTGAAAAATGCCAGCCTGGCGATTGCCGGCCCCTATACCGCGGTCGACGACGGCGTGCTCAATCCCGACACGCTGGTGATCGAGCCCGGCGCCGTGATCCCCGTCGCGTTCAATGCTGGGCCGAAGGGCGCCAGCCTGCAGCCGCTCGAGCGCTCGGGCGATTTCTCCGTCGCCGAGCTCGTGCTCGAGGACATGCGGACGAACATCAAAAAAATGCTGTTCGATTCGCAGATGCCGCCGCCCGAGGGCCCGGTGCGCTCGGCGACCGAGATTGTCGAGCGCATGAAGGAGCTGCAGGGCGACATTGGCGCCGCGTTCGGCCGGCTCAATCAGGAGGGCGTGACGCCGATCATTCTCAGGTGTCTCGATATCCTCGACGAAATCGGCGAGATCGTCCTGCCGCTCAAGGTCGACGGCAGGGAAATCGCCATCCAGCCGCTGTCGCCGCTCGCCCAGGTGCAGGCCATGGACGACGTGCAGCAGATCATCCAGTACGCCCAGCTTGTCGGCAGCACGCTCGGACCCGAGGCGCTCGACGCCGGCCTCAACAAGCGCCGCGCGGCGGTCCGTATCGGCGATTTGATGGGCCTGCCGATCGAGATTCAGCCGACGCCCGAGGAAGTCATGGCGCAGCAGGAGGCCCAGGCCGAGGCGGCGCAGCAGGAGGCGCTGCTGCAGTCGCCGGCGGTGGCGCAGATCGCTGCCAACGCCACCAAGCCGCAAGAGCCGGCGCCGAGCCCGGTGACATGAGCCAGGACTGGGATGTTTTCAACGAGACGCCGCGCCCGCTGTCGCGCCCGCAGCTCGCCGAACGCTATCGCGTCGACGTGCTGTTCGCCCGCGCCTTCAGCACGGCCGAGGGCGCCGAGGTGCTGCGCCATCTGCGCGCGGCAACGATCGAGCAACCGGCCTGGGTCCCCGGCCAGGACGCCAGCCACGGCTTTGCCCGCGAGGGCCAGAATTCCATTGTGCGCGAGATTGAGCGGCGCATCGCGCGTGCAAGATCCGGCCCGCCGCAGGAAGGGAAACCGACATGAGCAACCCCGCGCATTTCAACAAACTGCATGGCGACGTGACCGACGCGCTGGTCAGCGCGCAGAAGGCGATCGGCGCCATGGGCGACACGGCACCGCCCGACCTGGCGCAGCTCGACCAGGCGATTACCGATTATCTGGCGGCGCCGCATGCGGCGCCGGAACCCGCCGCCGAGCAGCCGCAGAGCTGAAACCACATAAACCCGCCAGGCAAAGGAGAACTGTCATCATGCCGCCACGGGGCAAACGATATGGCGAGCGCGACGACGACAACGCCCAGGACGAGCGCAGCGCCAATGCGCGCAAGCGCGCCGAGGAAGAAACCCTGCCGACCAAGGCCGAGCGCCGGCCGGACCGCGACACCGACCGAAGCGCCGATATCGAGCGCGAGCAGCAGGACCGACGCGCGCAGCAGGAGCAGCAGCGGGCCCGGCGCCAGGCCGATATTGCCGCCAACCAGAAGCAGACCGAATCCATCGGCCGCTCGCTGTGGACCGTGCACAGGCTGGTCGAGCGCATGCCGCGCGACCAGGTGAGCGACGACCTGTACCGGCTCGACGAGCAGATTGTCCGCTATCTCGAGAAGCACGGGCCCGCGGCGCCGCCGGCGCCGCCGATGCCCGAGCTGGAAAAGGGCACCTGATGGCAGAACCCGCAACAACCAACGGTGCCGCCCCGCCGGGCGGCACCACGACGGCCTTGAGCGACGGCAAATCCTTGCTCGAGGGCGTCAAACCCGACAGCGCCACGCTGACCGACGGCGCGCACCCGGCGACGACCGCGACGCCGCCGCCACGCGATACCAGGCCGGCGCGGCCCGACTATCTGCCCGAGAATTTTTGGGACGCCGACAAGAGCGAGGCCCGGGTCGAGGACCTCGCCAAGGCGTTCGTTGACCTGCGCGGCAAGATTGCCCGCGGCGACCACAAGCCGCCCGAGAAGGTCGAGGGCTACAAGGTGCCGACGCCCGAGGGCTTCGCCATCGCCAAGGACGACAAGGTGCTGCCGGCATTCCTCGCCGCGGCGCACGCCCAGGGCGTGAGCCAGGCGCAGCTCGACGCGCTGTTGAAGCCGGTTTTTTCCATCCTGCAAAGCCTGCCGAAATCGAGCGAGCCGAGCGAGCAGGACCTCGCCAAGCTGCGCGAGGACGTCGCCGCCGACGAGATGAAAAAACTCGGGCCCCAGGCGCCGGCCATCGTCAAGAACGTGGCGACCTGGCTCAACGGGCTGATGAAAAAGGGCGTCATCGGGCCCGACGAGCACACCGGCATTCACGCCAGCATGACCAGCGCCGAGGCCGTGCGCGGCCTAACCAAGATCATGGCCATGACGCAGCCCGGCGTGATGCCGATGGGCGACGTCGCCGCGCTCGGCGCCGGCTCGCTCGAGGACGGCCACGCGCTGCTGATCGAAGGCTATGCCAAGGGCGGCGAAACCACGCCCGAGGGCCGCGAGCTGCTGAAGAAGGGCCGCGAGATTCTGGCCAATATCGAGAAGGCCGGCGCGCTGCCGGGCGAGGCGCCGGTCGGGCTCGGCGTCAAACGCGTCGCCACCACGGCGCCGACACCGGCGGCAAAACGTTGAGACGCAAGGCCAGGGAGCACCGGAGAACATGGACGACCCGCGGGCATTGATCGACCAGGCGTTGAGCGAAACCGACACGCTGATCGAGCAGAACGCGGCGCAGGCCGTGGCGCTCGACCAGCATCACCGGACCTTGACCGCGCTGGCCGCCGTCATCCCGCCAGAGCCCGAGCCGCCCGAGCCAGAGCCCGAGCCGGATCCGACGATCCTGCTCGGGCAGCCGGGCGATGAAGTGTTGATCTTGCCCAAGACCGCCGACATGCCCGCAGGTGTCAACTGGACCACCGTGGACGGCAACGGCCATTGCGACCTCGTGCAGGTGTCGTGGCCCCTCAGCTACTGGCGCTGGTATCGCCAGGACGACGGCTCGGTGTACGGCGTGGAGAGTCATGCCAGCGGGCAGAAGGTGACGCTGCGCAATCTTACCTATATTCGCGACGCCGCCAGCGCACCGTCGACGCCGCTCGCCGACCTGCCGTTCGAGGGCGCGGCGCCGCCCGACGGCGGCAACGGACCGGCGCCGCCCGACGGCGAATTCGAGCCCTTGCCGCCGGTCATTTTTCCCGCAGTGACGGCGGGCGACATTACCGTCGAGATTGAATGGACCGCGCCCGACCCGGAGCGCATCGGGCGCCGCGGCCGGGGCGAGCATCGCGGCCGGCACGGGCGCGGCGTCACGCTGGATTTTGCCGAGGCCGAGGGCGAGGACCTGGGCGAATTCGTGCCCGACGCGCCGTTCAGCCACGGGGCGCGCATGGTGCGCGTGCGCCATCCCGACTCGCCGCTCTACGTGCTCATCGTGCGCGACCGCAGCGAGCCCGAGCGCTACTGGCAGGTCTGGTTCCAGAATTTCGCCCTGTGGGGCGACCACGAACCGGCCGACCTGCCCGGCTACCACGCGACGATTCGCAAGGCGGGCGCGGTCGTGGCGAGCTACGACGTCGACCGGCATTATTGGGCCGGGCAATGGCGCCATGTCAGCGAAGCCTGGCCGCTGGTCCGCCAGCCGCCGGCCTGCCTCGATTGGGTGCTCGAGATGGATCCGACCGCCGTGCGCGGCGTGACGCCGCTGGCGACGGCGCCGCTTTATGTGCCGATGCAGGTCAAGACCATGACGAAATCCATGGGCGACACCGGCGACCGCGGCGAAATCGGCCTCTATACCGAGTTTCAGGGCGAATGGCTCGCCAGCGGCAACCCGCGCGCCTATGAGGCGATGATCGTGCAGGACGAGGAAGGCGCCTGCTTTCCGATGGGCTGGATCGACGAGCATGCCGGAAGGCCGGTTTCGCTCGCGGATTATCCGACGATCGACAGCAAGGACGGCTCGGGCTCGCCCTACAAGGTGCCGACGATTGCGTGCGAGCTCACGCTCGACACCGGGCATATGCCGGGATTCGGCTTTGTCGCCTACCTCGCCAGCGAAGATCCCTGGCATCTGTGGCTTCTGCAATGCAACGTCACCTGGGCATGGTTCAACTATCACCAGCAGTATCGCGAGCAGGAAAAAGGCCGCATCGGCTACGAGCAGACGCGCTCGTATTTCTGGCAGCTCCGCAGCCTGGCGCGGGCGGCGAAAATCTCGCCGGCCAACCCGCCGGCCTGGCTGCTGGGCCGCGACTATTTTGCCGAGCGGCTCGAGCACAACCGGGAAAACTTCACGCGCGATTTTGTCGAGGACCCGACGCCGTTGCATGCCGTGCTGCGCCAGGCGGTGCAGACGCCGGCCGATTACGAGGGCTGGTCGAATCAGCAGACGGCGCCGTGGCAGGAGGAATTCGGCGTGGTGACATTGGCGGAGATTTGCAAGAACGGATTCGACACCTGGGACCGCGCGCTTGTCTGGAAGGCCGACAGCTCTATCGCCCGGTTTTCGGAGCGCGACGGCTGGCCGCGGGCGTTCGGCTGCCCGTACCGGATCATCGTCAACCTGGAATACGGCGCGCCGTTCGCCGAGAGCTGGGCCGAGGCGCTCGCGATGAACGACGAGCTCGGCAATCTCGACGAGGCGCATTGCGGCGACGAATGGATTGATTGGTGGAATTACTGGTGTTATGCGCGGGCCGCGCATTGCGCGCTGGTGCAGCTCGATATGAGCAGCGGCAGCGCCGAGGATAATCTCGAATGGTTCGCCGCGCAGCATAACCGGCCCGATAATTGGACGCCGTGGCGTTGGGCGTTCCGGGCACCGTGACATGGGCACGAAAAACCATCCGAGTCCGTTTGACTGCTACGCCAACGCCGAGCCTGACGAGCCGATGTTCATTCTGCTCGGGCGCGACCTGCAGGCGCCGAAATTGGTGCGATTGTGGGCGGACTGGCGCGAGGCCAGGGGCGAGGATCCGGCGAAAGTTGCCGAGGCGCGGCAATGTGCCGACGCGATGCAGCGCTACGCCGAGGGCCGCCGCCGATGAATGGCCCCTATCAGCACAGCATGTCGCGCTCGGGCGCACCGCTCGTATCGGGCCCCGAGCTGTCGATTGCAGTCGACAGCCTGCAAGCCGCGATCCGGCTTGCCGAGCAATTGAACATTGCATTCGAGGCCGGGCGCCAGGTCGGCGGCAGCATGCGAAAAATCCGCGATCGCATGGACGACGCGTCATGATCCGAAAAACCGGCAAGGGCTACGAGGTGCGCTCGGAGAGCGGCAAGAATCTCGGCGGGCCCTATCGCAGCAAGGGCGAGGCCGAGCGCCGGCTCAAACAGGTCGAGTATTTCAAGCGCCGCAAGCGCAAGTCGCTGACCCGATGAAACCGTTTCCGCCAGGCCCGTTCGGTGTCATCGTCGCCGATCCGCCCTGGCGCTTTGTCAAATATGTCGGGCACGGCACGCCGACGCGCGCCGCCGAGCCCTACGACACCATGAGCTTTGACGAGCTCGCCCGCCTGCCGGTGCCGGCGGTCGCCAGCCGCGACTGTGCGCTGTTCCTTTGGGTCATCGACTCGCATCTGCCGCAGGCCTGGCGCCTGCTCGGCGCCTGGGGCTTCGCCTTTACGTCCGTGGCGTTTATCTGGGTCAAGACCTGTCAGAGCGACCCGACGCGCCCACGCATGGGCATGGGCTTCACCACGCGCAAGGAAACCGAGCAGTGCCTGCTCGCGTTCCGCGGCAAGCCGAAGCGCCGGGCCTGCGACGTGCGGCAGCTCATCATGGAGCCGCGCCGCGAGCACAGCCGCAAGCCGGATTGCGCGCTCGAGCGCGTCGAGCGACTCTATGCCGGGCCGTGGCTCGAAATGTTTGCGCGAAGCAAACGCAAGGGCTGGGCTTGCTGGGGCGAGGAAGTCGGCAAATACCAATGATCAATCAGAATTCAAAGCGAACGTGGCGTTACAAGGTGCGGCCAATCACGATTGACGGCGACGTGGCCTACATCCCGCTCACGCAAGGCAGGGTCGCGATTATCGACAGGGCCGACGTATCGCTGGTCGAGGGGTGGAACTGGTGTGCATTGCGCGAAGATAGATACAATAAAACATGGTACGCCGGTCGCGCAGTCAATCGACGCTATCTCCGGCTGCATCAATTTCTAGAGCCCCCGCCTCCAGGAATGGAAATCGATCATATTGACCGGAATGGGCTGAATAACCGGCGCGCCAATCTGCGTTTCGTGACTAGGCGTCAGAACACGCAGAATCGGAAACGCGTCAACGTCACTGGCTTCAAGGGCGTCAGCCGATCCAGCAGTTGCCATTCGAGATGGCAGGCCGAAATCTGCATCAATGGGAAACGTCAATTTCTCGGGAATTGGGGCAATCCTGTCGAGGCGGCAAAAGCCTACGATCGAGCGGCGCGAGAGCATTTTGGCGCGTTCGCCTGCCTGAATTTCCCTGACGAAGCCTCTTGACAATCCCGCGGCAGCGGGCGCAGCGTTGCCGGTGCCGGCCGAGCCCTGGCTTGAGCCAGGAACCCGGCGACCGGGCGGACAGACGCTCACGTAGGCCCCGCGGCAAGGGGGAAGTGCACTACCCGCAAGGGCAAGCGGCCGCGGCATATCGGACCCGATGAGGGTTACGACCCGCGTTCGCCGGCAAGAGCGGCATATAGGCGCGAAACGTAGCAACCCGAACGTTTCGGAGGCCCTATATGTCCGTTGGACTTCCCGCAATCGCCATCATCGAATTCGACGCCATGGTCAAGGCTGCCTACCAGGGCAGCGGCAAGCTGCGCTCGCGGGTGCGCGTCAAGACCGGCGTCGTCGGCAGCTCGGCAAAGTTCCGGCGCTTCAACAAGGGCATGGCAACGCCCCGCATCACGCAGACCGACGTCGTGCCCATGAACATCACTTACGGCGAAGCGACTGCCGCCATGCAGGACTGGGTAGCTGCCGAGTACAGCGACCTATTCGACCAGGCCGCGACCAATATCGATGAGCGGCCGGTTGTCGCAACCAACATCGCCGGCGCGATCGGGCGCCGCGAGGACCAGATGATCATCGATGTGCTCGAGGCGAATGCCGGCTCGCCCGACGTCGACACCGCCGTCGGCGGCGCCGCGAGCGGGCTCAACATGGCCAAGATCCGGCGCGCGAAAAAAATCCTCGACGACCGCGCCGTGCCCAACACCGACCGCACCTTCGTGCATTCCGCCGCCGGGCTCGAGACGTTGCTCGGCATCACCGAAGTCACCAGCAGCGACTACAACTCGATCAAGGCGCTGGTGCAGGGCGAAATCAACACCTGGGTCGGCTTCCTGTGGGTCATGATCGAAACCCGGGCCGAGGGCGGGCTCGCCTACGCCGCGACCCTGCGCAGCAACTTCGCGTTCCACAAGGACGCCGTGGGGCTCGCCATCGGCATCGATTTTCGCACCGAGGTCAACTACATCGCCGAAAAGACGAGCTGGCTCGCAAACGGCTTGTTCAAGGCCGGGGCGACGGTCATCGACCCGCTGGGCGTGGTCGAGGTGCAGACCACCGAGCCGTAAGAGCCGGCGCGCCTGCTATCCGGCTATCCCGCTATCCGACGAAGGAGTTTCGCAAATGGCGTTCAAGAAGGAAAACTTCGCACCGATCGGCAACGAGTCGAAAGGACTGCCGACCGTGGCGACCGGCCTGCCGTCGCCCGGCTCGCCGCGCATGTTCTCCTATGCCACGCAGGACGTCGCGGCGACCGTGGCCGCGGCCGATTACTTCAATTCGGTCCGCGACCTGCTGCAGATCGGCGACCTGATCTATGTCGTGGTTTATGCCGCCGGCGCGCTCGCGTCCGCTGGCTGGCTCGTGGTCAAGGACAAGACCGCGACCAGCATCGACACCACCGACGTGACCGCGCTTACCATCACCGACGCCGGCTGATCCCGCCGGCCACCTGGCGGCGGGCGCTTTGTTCCTGACGCGAAGCGTCCGCCGCCTTCTGACGGGAGGGCGCCTTGTCTGACATTGCGGTGTCGATTTGCAGCAATGCGCTTCTGATGCTCGGCGCCGGCTCGATTACCTCATTCACCGAAGGCACCGACAAGGCGCTGGTCGCCGGCGAGCTCTATCCCGGCGTCCTCGAGACGCTGATCGCCAGCTACCCCTGGCGCTTCACCATGAAGAAGATGCAGCTCGCCCGCGAAACGGCGGTGCCGGTTAACGAGTATCAGCACCAGTTCACCCTGCCGGCCGACAATTTGATTCTGCGCGCCTGCTACACGTCGGGCACGCCCGGCGCCAAACCCTTCCGGGAATACGAGGTGTTCGGCAATGTGATTGCCTGCAACGCGCTCGAGCTGTGGGCCGAGTATCAGTTCCGCCCCGACGAATCGCGCTTCCCTGCCTACTTCAAGCAGGCCCTGCAGGTGTCGCTGGCGGCGGTGTTCGCCAAACCGATTACCGAGGAAACCGAAATTGCCGAGCTGTGGTCGGGCGCCGCCGAGAGCATCACCGCCACGGCCCGCCGCATCGACGCCCGCCAGCAGCCGCCGCAGCAGATCCGGCAGTTCGCGCTGGTCGACGCGCGGTTCGGCTCGCTGCGGTGAAGCCATGGCAACGCGCCAGATGCAGACCAATTTCACCGCCGGCGAGCTCGATCCCCGCCTGCTGGCGCAGACCAGGCTGAAAGCCTATTTCAACGGCGCCGAGCTCATGCGCAACGTGCTGGTCATTCCGCAGGGCGGCTTCAAGCGCCGGCCCGGCCTGCAGCTCACCTACGCATTGACCAGCGGCGACGATTACCTGCCGATCCCGTTCAGCTTCAACACCGAGCAGCTCTATCTGCTGGTGTTCCGCAATGGCGGCTTCGATATCATTGTGGTCGACCCGTTCGGCTATAACGACGTGTGGGTGTCATCGGGCGCGCAGCCCTACACCGAGGCGCAATTGCCGCTGATCAATTGGGCACAGTCGGCCGACACGCTGCTGACCGTGCATCCCGACGTCGCGCCGCAGCGCTTCATCCGAATGAGCGATGTCTCATGGAGCGTTGGCGCGATCCCCTTCACCAATATTCCCAATCACGATTTCGGCGCCGGGCCCGAGCCGGTCATGAGCGCGACGCGCGGCTGGCCGCGCGCCATCACGTTCTTTCAGCAGCGCCTGTTCCTCGCCGGGCTGCGCTCGCGGCCGCAGACCATCCTGGCATCGAAAGTCGCCGATTTCTTCAATCTCGACGTCGGCACCGCGGCCGACGCCGACGCGTTGAATGTCACGCTCGACACCGACCAAATCAACCCGATCGTCAACCTGCACGCCGGGCCGACCCTGCAGATTTTCACCACGGGCTCGGAATTCATCTGCGACCCGGGCGACGCGCCGGTGACGCCGAAAAACGTTCAGGTGAAGGAACAGACCCGGCGCGGCTCAAAGCCGGGCGTGCGCCCGGGCGAGCTCGACAGCGCAACCTATTACATCCAGCGCGGCGGCAAGGCGCTGCGTCAATTCCTGTTCGCCGATATCGAGCAGGTCTACAAGGCGACGAATATCAGCGTCGTGGCGCCGCATCTGATTCAGGACCCGCGCAGCCTGGCGGTCCGCAAGTCCAACGCGCTCGACGACGCCGATTTCATTTTCATGGCCAACAGCGACGGCAGCGCGACCGCGTTCACCAGCTTGCGCGACGAGGAAGTCAAGGCCTTCACCCTGCTCAACACGGCGGGCGAGTTCCGGCGCGTGGCCACGGTCGAGGGCGCGACCTTCTGGATTACGAAACGGACCATCGCCGGCGCCGTCAAGCATTTCGTCGAGCGCTTCCGCGAGGACGGCTTGACCGACGCCGCCGTGTTCACGACGAGGCCGGCGCCGACCCGCAATATCGCGGTTGCCGGGCAGACCGTGTTCGCCTGGAGCGCCGGCGTTTCGGTCAGCGCCGTCAAGGTGCGGCGCAACGGCGTGACGATCGACCCGACCGGCTATTCCGTCGCCGGCCTGCCGGGCGCGAGCGGCAGCATCACCCTGAACACGCCGGCCGCCGCCGGCGACACAATCCAGATCAGCTACCCGCTGGCGATCATGACCGGGCTCGCGCATTTGAACGGCGAGCCGGTTGTCGCCGTGGTCGACGGCGCGGTGCAGCAGCCGAAAACCGTGAGCGCCGGCCAGATCCCGCTCGAGCCGCCGGCCGAGACGCAGGCCGAGGCCGGCCTGTTCTATACCTGGCTGGTCAAGACCATGCCGGTTGAAATGCAACTGCGCGACGGCTCGACCATGGTCGGGCGCAAGGCGCGCATTGTGCGGGCGACCGTGCGGCTCGACCGCACCAAGGGCATCAAGGTCAACGGGCAGATTGTTCCGTTCCGGCAATTCGCCGACGCGCCGCTGACGCCGCTCGACGCGCCGATCCTGCCCCGCAGCGGCGACTTCCGGGTGAGCGGCCTGCAGGGCTGGTCCGATCGGGCGCAGCTCACGTTGAACAATGACGCGCCGCTGCCGGCGACCGTGCTCGGCATCGCCTACACCGTGCAGGCGTGAGGCATGGGCGCGATGCTCGGGCTCGGCATGTTGGGCGGCGCCGCCGGCGGCGGCGGCACGGGCGGCGGACTGCTGTCGACCATCGGGGCGTTCACCAGCGCCGGCATGCGCGTCGCGCAGGGCCAGGCCGAGGCCGAATCCTATCTCGACCGGGCGATGATTTCGGGCCGGCGCGCCGACGCCTATGTGATGCGCGCCGAGGACGCCATGCGCGTTGCCGAGAGCAAGGCCGACGCGCTGCGACGGCGGGCCGGCTCGAGCGACGAGTCGGCCGAGCTCACGGCGCTCGAGGCGCGCGGCGCGACGCTCGCCGGCAAGGCATCGGCCAACACCCTGCGCGAAAATCTGCGCCGCACCCTGTCGACGCAGCGCGCCATTTTCGGCGCCCGCGGCATCGAAGTCTCGAGCGGCACCCCCGTCGACGTCGCCGCGGCGACCAGGGCCGAGACGGAATACGACGTCGGCACGGTCGAGCAGAACGCCGCCATGGCCGCCGCGGCGAAACGCGTTTCGGTCGCCAACATCCGCGCCGACGCGGCCGAGCTGCGGCTCAGCGCCGTCGACGAATTGAAAACCGGCATCGCCAACCGCCTGTCCCTGTTGAGCGACGCCGACATGGCGCGGCTCGACGCCGCCGCGTACCGGCGCCAGGCCGGGCGGGCGCGCACCTTCGGGTTTCTGCAGGGCGGCTTGAGCCTGCTCGAGTTCGGGCAGAGGAAGGCATACATTGGCTAGCCCGGTTCCGAGCTACAACAAGAGCATCCTGCCGCAGACCGATATCGGCGCCCGGCCGCGCACCGTGTTCGAGGACAGCCCGGGCGTGGCCACGGTGTCGCGCCAGGAATTCGGCACGCCGATTTCCGACGCCGGCAGGCGCGAGGGCGCGCTCGCCGATCGCATCGACAAGCTGGTCAATTTCGAGCTCGAGCGCGAGAAGAAACAGGCCGAGCTCGAGGGCGAGAAGGCAGGCGCCGCCGCCGGCGCCGAGCCGGGCTTTGCCACCAAGGACGAGTTCACCGTGCGGGCCCAGGCGTTCAACCGCGCCGGCCTGCAGACCGCGGCACAGCGCTTCGAGCTCGACGCCCGCAACAAGATTGCCGAGCTCGAGCAGAAATATCCGCGCGACCCGCAATCCTTCATGACCGAATCGGACGCGTTCCAGCAGAGCGTTGCGCGCGAGGTGCCGCCGGAAATCCGGCCGCAATACAGCCTCATGTTCCGCGGCCTGAGCCAGCCTGCGCTCAACCGCACGCGCGCCGGCGCCGAGGCGTTCGAGCACGACAAGGCCAAGGCCGCCTTCAAGGCGAGCGAGCCCGAGTTCATGGCGACGCTGCAGAAGAACAGCCGCAGCGCCGCGACCGATCCCGCCGCGGCAATCGCGGTCGAGCAGGACCTGCAGCGGCTCGAGGGCAAGCTGGTCTATTTCGGGCCCAAGGAGGCGTTCGCGTTCAACGGCAAGACATTCCCCGCCGATCCGACCCGCGCCGGCGCGTTCAGCCTCGAGGCCATGACCGAGAAATATAACAAGGCGCTCGACGAATCGCGCGAGAACCGCGAGCTCGGCAAATGGGCCACAGCACCCAAGACCGCCGCCTATATCGAGACATGGAAGCGCGAGCAGCTCGATCCCAAGACCGGCTCGCCCCTGCGCGAGGAACAGGTGCAGAAGCTGAGCAACGCCATGTATGCCGACCTCGCCAAGCTCAACGCCAGCCAGGAAGTCGACCGCTCGTTCTATGTCAAGCTGGTCGACGACGACCTGGCGAGCCGGGCCGCCCGCGGCACGGGTGTCGAAGGCGTCAGCGAGGCGCGTACGCTCGAGCTGCTCGGGCCGGTCGCCGCGGCGCAGTACCGCCAGAAGGCCAAGCTGGCCGACGACGCTTACGCGTTCCGCGAGAAGGTGCAGTACATGACGCCGGCCGAGCGCCAGGCCGAGCTCATGAAGCTCGAGCCGCAGGCCGGCGCGCCCGGCTTCCAGTTGCAGCAGGAATTTTTCAAGGCGCAGCTCGGCGTCGTCGCCGACGTCGAAAAGGCGATCAAGGAGGACCCCGCCGCGTTCGTGCTCGGCATGCCCAACATTGCCGGCGCCGGCGGCAAGGTCGACCGCGAGAAATCATTCGAGGCGCAGCGCCATGTCGGCGTGCCGCCGGGCGAGGAATGGTTCCTGACCAAAGGCGACGTCGAGCGCATCAAGCAGCGCGCGGCCAGCCTCACCGGGCAGCAGAAGGGAAATTTTATAAACGACCTGCGCAAGGAGTTCGGCAAGGACTGGCCGTATGCCGTGCGCGACCTGCAGCGCGGCAAGCTGCCCGAGGAATTGATCGTGCTGTCGACGGTGAGCGATGCAGCGGCCCGGGCGCAGCTCGCCGACGCGCAGACCCAGGGGCCCGAGGCGCTCGCCAAGGTGATCGGCACCGACAAGAAGAAGGATATCGACAGCCAGGTCGAGAGCAAGTTCGACGAGTTCGCCAAATCCTTCGCCTATTCCGCCGACGGGCAGAAGATCACCGCGCGCCAGATCGACGCGGCGAAGCTGCTGGCGTACCGCTATGCATCGGGCGGTGACACGCCGACCAAGGCGGCACAGAAGGCGGTCGAGCATCTCGCGACCAACGATTATGATTTCATCAAGAACGGCGCCGCCGGCGCCATCGCCCGGGCGCCGCGCGGCCAGGGCCGGCAATATGAAGCCTATGGCTCGCGCGTGCTCGATCAGCTCAAGCCGTCCGATATCGACACGCCGACGGCCGATCCCGCGACCGGGCTCACCCAGCAGCAGACCGACGCCGAGTATCTGAAATCGGTGCTGCGCGGCAATTGGGTCGCGAGCCCCGACGATGAAGGCTGGATCCGGCGCGACGAGTTCGGCAACCCGGTCTATCGGCGCGTCATCGTCCCGGGCAGCCTGGCGCCGCCGCCGGTGCCGGAGCAAAAGACGCTGCTCGAGGCCGGCAATGTCGACCTCGCCGCCCGGCCGCGGCTGCCGACCGGCAGCTATGCCGAGCTCGCGCCGCGGGCGTTCAATGTCGACG